TTGTTGCTCGGAAGATTCTGAAATTTCAGGCATAAGCTTAAATTATACCAGAACCCCTAAAAAGAGGGCCGCTCAGGTCCACGAGAATGGACGATCGGAACCTTCCTGGACCCTAGATACCTTTATTTTCGGTATCTTTGGCCCTTCCAGGCTTCAGCCCCAATGGGGATTCCTTCAGCCCAATCTGGTTTCTCTTCCATGATCCGGCCAAACTCTTCAACGCTGCCGGTATCCTTCTTGGCTACTGCTATTATCTCATCATGCACATGCAATACCGTTTTATATGTACCACTTTGCTCTACCCTGGCCAAAGCACAACACAACAAATCTCTGGCGATAGCCTGAACAATATTCTCAACAAGCTTTCCTCCGTAGGTATCGGTCAGTCTCCAGACCTTGCTCATAGAATCTTCAGAAAAGAACTGTACAGCAGGAGCCATAGCCCCCCAGGGTGTAACTTTTTCTATAACCCTTGGCATGTAATAGTGCAGACTTCTGCCCGTTGGTAGGCTAACCACTAAGAATCTACCTGCCATTCTAAATACTACTCCATGCCCGTATTCTACTTTCCCCCCATCTTTCACCACTCCTAGAGCACACTTCTCTATCTCTCTCCAGCCTTTAGGAATCGCGCTGTAGCTTTCTCGAAAAGTATTGAGGGCTTCCTGCAGAAGTGCAGCAGGAGCCTTGATTTTATAGCTCTTACAGGTGTCTTTAAACTTTTGCAGACCCATCCCATATCCAAGAGCAAGCACCGCTACCTTACCAAGCATTCTCTCTTCTTTGTTATCTGGCCCTAAAGCTGGGTTCCTATAAATTTTTTGTGCAGTATCCACATAGAGATCCCTACCTTCGGCAAAAGCTTTCATGTAACCAGGTTCATCTACCAACCAGCCCAAAACTCTGGCTTCAATGGAAGCAAAATCAGCCACATAGAAATCCTCACCCTCTCCAGGTATCAGGACAGAGCGCAGCAAACTAGAAAACAAAGCGTTGGGGGCAGCATAGATCAACCGGAGCCACGCTAAGTCTTTCTCTCTAACAACCTCAATCGCGGATTCCACCTCCCCCTCGTCTTTAAAGGCCCCACGCGGTAGGTTCTGAGGCTGAAAGATTCTCCCCGCCCAGCGCCCGGTGTTTGCCCCGTGGTACATCAAGGTCCCCCGCATCTTGTTATCCACACAAAGCGCCCTCTCTACCGCATAGTATTTCTTAACTGAAACTTTACTTGTTAGTCTTCGGATTGCCAGGGCCTCTACTGCTTCGCTAAACATCTTCATATCGGTCCAACCCGCCAGGGCCGAATCTATACTTTCTTTAGTAATGTCAGGCTCTTTATATCCTCTCTCTTTTAACCACTCAAAGACTTTATCCCTCTGAGTAGGAGCAAGCCCGGTAATCTCTGTAAACCTTTTGACAAGTTCAGCACTATGCTCCTCATAAAGATCGATCACATCTTCTACCAGGTCTATGTCTACTTCTACCCCGCGGTCTACTATCTTCTGATCCATCAGGTATACCGCTCTCTCAAACTCAGGCAGGTCAGACAGGATTCTATCGATTGCCCGTTCTACTTCTACATCTTGCTTGCAATAATCATAGAGATTTTCGTACCTGGCAGAAGCATTATCCCTGGTAAACCGTACCGAAGAGTTATTCTTGGTAGGTTTACGCGGTTTGCTCAGGGCATACATATCATAGCGCCCCTGAACATCTTTTTTGGTAGTACCCAAAGCCAGAGCTGCCTTTTCTAGTTGTCTGGGCAGGGCATGGTAGGCACACTTGGCAGCAGTACAGTACCAACGCTCTAAGGGAGTCTCAGGAAAGCCAATCTTAGATCCAGGACCCCCGTTGAGCATTACCCTCTCAAAATTAGCGTTATGAGCATAGAGTTTTACAGTAGGATCTTTAAGCGCCCTAAATAAAGCAGGAGGTATCCCTTCAGTCTCGGGAATCCAAAGCCCTACCTCTCCATCACCTACCGCCCAGCCAATACAAAGAATCTCTGTACTCGGGTGTTCTGCGTATGGGTAGACTCCGGTGGCCTTCAGATCGATTTCGGAGAAGGTTTCGATATCTATGTGGACTTTTTTAGTGTGGATTTTGTTCACAAGTTAAACCTTTCCCCAATCCACCGCACAACCGGCACAGCTTTCGAATTGCCAACCGCTCTATATGCTTGAGTGTCGCTGTAACCTGGTACGTTGATTAAGTAGTCATCTGGGAATCCCTGCAATCTAAGGGCTTCTATTGGTGTTATTCTTCGAACCTTCCGATCAACCGTGAACCCCGCTACACACATTTGAGGCAGTCCACCATCGTCCCCGCTTCTAAGTGTTGGTGACTTATTTTCAATAGCGTCTCTTCCTGCGTCGTTTTGTGTGAAGGCTATACAGGCTTCTTGGCCGCCGGCTCGTGTCCTTGCTGTAAGAGCTCCCATTTGCTCTATTCTGGCGTTTTGTTCTGAGTCTACGCCGTAAAGAATACAAGGCTGCCTTTGTCTTCCTTGTGCCGTATTGAGTGTGGGGCATTTTCCATCGTTTGATATTCTAGGAGTCCCGTCTTGGCTTCTTGGCTCAAAAACAAAAGTTTCCGATTCTACGTCAAGCCGTCCGTGTCCGTGAGCATTTAGGCACATGGCGGTTTCGCCTGTGCTAGAAGGGCTTTTTCCAGGGCTGCGGGTAATTTCTTTCCTCTCTTCTCCGCCCTTCTCAATATCCCTTCGCAAGCCCTCTTGCTCAAATAAAACTTCTCCGGGACGTCTTGGGTCGCCACTAATATGTCCGACAAGAAAGATTCTTCGGCGTCTTTGCGGGACTCCGAAGTTTTGTGCGTCCAGTACCCGCCATGCCAGGCCATACCCGTATTGAGAAAACGACCAGAGGATTTGTTCGAAGACCGATCCGTTCCCCATTGAAAGCACCCCCGGCACATTTTCCCAGACAAACCACTCGGGGCGTACTGCTCCAACCAAGTCAATAAAATCGAGTGTGAGATTTCCTCTGTCATCATCAAATCCTTTCCTTTTTCCGGCTATACTGAACGCTTGGCAGGGGGTGCCCCCCACTATTAAGTCTGGTTTTTCAGGCATATCCCAGGTCTCCCACTGGGTAAGATCGCCATAATTTTTTATGTTTGGATAGTGATGTTTCAGTACCGCACAAGGGAACTTTTCTATTTCTGAAAGTCCTATACACTCCCAGCCCAAAGGCCCCCAGGCTACTGTAGCGGCTTCTATACCGCTGCATACCGAGAGGTATTTCACAGGCCCAACCTATCTTCTTCCCTGCGAAGTTTTCCCACAGCGCGTATTCCTCGGTGCTCTAGTTGGGCTATCCTTGTACTGCTACGGCCCATACTTCTTGCTATTTCTGCCTGAGACTGAACACCCCTGCCCCCCAGCCCCAACCTACGCCTGATTACTTCCGCACTTTTTGGGTGTATCCTGTCTAGTAAATTCTCCAGGTACTCAGCGTCTTCATGCTCTATAGCTACCGATTCGGGAGTCTGGTATTCGATCTGCTCAAACTGAGGCCCCGTTAACAGCCCGGCAGATATCTCATGGTCTTTGATGATGGTCTTATCAAGTGACCCCCCTTCTCTTCTTACCTGTTGGTTTAGTTCCAAGATCTCAGGAGGCATAATGTCTGAGAAAACAACTTTAAAGAATTCTTCTAGCCTTTCTATGAATTTTTTTGCGGCCCCATGTTTTATGTCAGAGGCGTAAGTCAAGTTAGATAGATCATAAAGCAGCCCGATACTCACCCCTATTTCTTTTGCCAAAAAAGGTACGCTCTTCCCCGTTCGCTGCGTGTAATCATGCAGGAATTTATTCTTTACTTTGGTTATCGTGACTACTTGTACACTCATATTCCTACCCCCACCGGGGGAAACATCCTGTCTACTTCCCGCCTCAAATGCAGCACTCTGAATTTTGTGTACTGGGCCTCGGTATTCTCATCGGTAACTACATCCCCGTTAAAGATCAGGATTCGATCATCGTCAATTAAGAATGTAGTATCTATTAGAGGAGCAGAGAGCTGAGGCAAAAGGTTTCTCAACACATCCATGGTCTTACGAAGCCTTTGGATAGAAAACCCTTTACGCCTGAGAACCGCTGCCACTTTCAGCAAGAACAGATCAGTAAAGGTGTAGAGTCTGTACCGGCCCTTACGTCGATAAGAGGGCTTGATAAAGTTTGTCTTATCCCAGGACTGGACTTGCCGGTAAGACAGGTCCAGGATTTGCGTTACATCTTTGGGGACGAAAAAGCTTTTCATGTTGTTCCTAACCTACTTTTGTAAGTTTTGAGTTCACTATCTAACTCTAATAGTTGGGTTTTCAATTCAACAATACTGGCTTCTAACTCAGGTATTCTTGATTTTGCCCAACCCACATCCTCTTCTAAATACTCTATTTTTTGAGTTAAGGTTTCTCTGTCCTTCCCCCAACTGGATAGGATATTGCCTATTTCTGAGGGACTAAGTGCGGTTTTCATGCCTAATTCCTTTCTGTAAAAAGAAACTGCGGGCTAGAGGTGTCGTTCCCCCCTCTGCACCGCTCACGATGCGAGGGTCAACTAGCCCGCAGAAGTCAAACTTTCTTAGCCAAAGATATTGAAATCTGAGGATTCTTCTTCGGCTTCAGCAGTAGCTTCTGTACTTTTGCCGCCAAAGGCATCAGCCGCATCCTGCCGACCGTCTAAACGATCATCGTTGCGGGTCTTCTTCAGGTTATGGAGTCCAACGCCTACGCCTTTGTTCCCCGCGGCATCGTAACCGTAGAAAGCAACCTGGGCAATGCACCAACAGCCGGAATAGAAATCGTTAGGATCAACAACATCCTGCAGGTTCTCATCAACAACACCAGGGCGCTGATTTGAAGAGGCGTTCATGAAATACATCCCAGCATAATCAGGGTTGTCCTCTTTCTCAGTATCCCCATCACGAAGAGGCATACGAAGACCCTTAGGAGACTTTGCCCCAAACTTGGTCTTAACTGCTTCTCCGATTGCTTCTTTGATCTTCGCAAAGTCAGTACCCTTTTTTGGGAAGAGCATCTGGATGGAGTATTTCATCCTTCCTGATAGGTCTTCTTCTGCCTGGAATACTTTTACATAGCTTGCCCGGAATTCGGGGGTAATAATTTTAGTAGCCATGGTTAGGCTCCTTCCTCTGCAAACACTAAAGCTGCAGTTTCATTTGCATTGATACTTTCACGGGGATCACTCTCAACAACAAGAGTTAATTCCCCCTCTTTCTTTTCACAAAGTTTAGCCACGTAGGGCTTACCTGCAATTTTCTCAAGCTGTGCCGGGGTCTTTAGCCTGGGGGTATAAGCATCAGTCCCAAGATCAGCCTCAATTACTTTCTCAACATCAGCTTTCCAAGATCTATTAGTTCTTTTGCGAACCATCTTGAATCCGTCGGGTACTTGACCTTCATCAGCTCTTACTCTTGCAAAAGACCAGACCTCTTTGGCCCACTCTTCAGCAATCGTAGCCGCTTTGAGTAGTCTGCCCATGTATGCAGGGTCAATCATGAGTTTAGGATTCTCAGAAACCTTCTCAATGACTTCCTTACTCAACACAGGACACATGGGCGCAGCAGGACACCATTTACAATGTTTCCCTGATACGATTGTCCCATCATCTGACAGGGCAATCTTAGCCTGACCCTCGATGGTTTTAGAAAGCTCTTTAAGCCTTGAGGCTTTGTGCTCCCAAGAGTTTACACCCCCGGCAATCCTGGGCTGGTAGATATGGTACTTGACCTTCCGTATCTTTAACCCCTTCACCTTTTTGAGAATCCCCAGGGCATAAATCATTAGCTGGTAGTTCATTTCTGCCGATACCGCCACACCCTGACCATACTTGAAGTCAATGATATGGAGCGTACCATCCTGCTCTACTACCGCGCAGTCAAGCGTACCCCAGCACTGGTCAATGCCCGTATCCACCTTTTGCTCGATCAGAACATCCCCGCCAGTGTCAAAGACAATATCAGCAATGTAATCAGCGTACCCCTCGATATGCTTTAGCATCTCTTCGGGTACTGCATCAGGGTCAAACTCCCCATCCTCATATTCTGAGCGAAGAAGTTTCTCAGCCCACTCATGGGCCTGGGTCCCTTCAGCAGCAAAAGGAGAATCCTTTTCAGGGAAGACAGCTTCTACTCTCTCCCCCAATTGGATTGAGCCGGTGCAGATCATCCAGCGTGAGGAAGCAGACGGGGAGAGTCTTGCGTGTTCTCTCTCTGTGTGCTGTTCACTCATGCTACAGCCCCCCGGCAATCCTTAACAAAAGCCCCAAACTGATTCTCAGGGAGACTTGAAAGGTTCTTACATTCGTATTTACCCAGGATCTCAACAGCTTTGTCCTTCCCGGGTCCGTTCTTCACATCGGTAAGAGCTTCGAGACAATCCTTGAGCTTGAATACTTTCTGGATACCACCGCACCGCTCCATAAAAGCCTGGTGAGCGTCTACAGGTAGATCAGAGATTTTCTGCACTTCAAACTCTTGGAGTAAACCCTTGGCAGCTTCCATGTCATTAGCGTCACGATAAGACATTAAGGCAGCTTTGAGTTCTTCTACGGGTACTGGAGTTAGTTCCTCTCCAGACTCTTCAAGTAAAGCGCTTAACTCTTCAGGAGTTAACTGGGGCTCTTCCTCGCTTTTCCCAGCCGCTTCTGCTTCATCAGCGGCAATCTGGGCCTTAGTCCTGCGGGTCCTACGCTTTGGTTTGTCCTCTTCTGCTTTGCCCTCAGGCTCAACATCGATAACATCATCTGCGGGTTTAGTGCGGACCGCCTTAGGGGTAAAATTAGCCCAGCCTTCCACCGCATCAGCAATACGCTCAAAGGCATCAGCAATGCGCTCGATAGGTTCTTTTTCTTTACTCATAATTACTTCCCTCTCTTCAATAATTTGGGAAACGACTTCCTTTTTCTGGAGAGCGCGTTTCAATTGATACTGGTCTATTGACCCTTCTATGGTTAAAAACTGGGCTAATACTTTATCTTTCTGCCCGATTCGGTGTACCCGGTCCACCGCTTGCATAATATCAGCAGGGGCCCAGGCACTTTCTATAAAAATTACACAAGACGCAGCAGTTAAAGTCAGGCCCGTTTTCCCTGCCTGAACATTGACAATAAAAAAGTCTAAACGCCCCGCCTGAAAGTCTTTAACTATCTCTTCTCTGTCCTGGGATTTAGTAGCGCCGGTCAGGGTGTCTACTTTGAAACCTGCCGCCATTAACTTCTCATCTACCGCCTCAATTACACCCCTATGGTGAGCGAATACCAGGATAGGTTTTCCGGGCTGTTTCATATCAAGGATATGCTCAACAGCCAGAGGCACCTTACTCATGCCGTGATCGTGCATGATCTCCGGCAGGCCTAAGATAGATAACGGGCTGACTACTTTCCCTATCTCCTCAAGCGAGAATCCTTTCTCCCTCTTATCTACTGGAAGATCCAAGGATATTATCTGGTAGGTCTTGTCTGGTAGATCAGGAAGCACTTGTTCTTTAGTCAGACGAAAAGTATAGGGGGCTATGCTTTTTCTTAGTTCATCGAGGTTTGACGAGCCCGATACATCCAGGCTTCCCCCGGTCCAGGGGGCTTTCCATCCGGCACAATACTTCTTACCGAAAGCGTACCAATCCATCTTTATGATACGCATGGCATGGAGAAGCGGGAAAAGTTCTATAGGCCGGTTTGGGATAGGGGTTCCAGAGAGCGCCCAGACTTTTCCCGCATTTAGAATCCAACGGGTACAGGCTTTAGTGCGTTTAGCTTTACCGTTCTTGAGATACTGGCTCTCATCGAGAACCAGCACAGCCCATCTTTTAGGTAGACGGTGCTCCATTTTAGCCGCGATATCATAATTGATAATCGTGACCCGCACATCATAGCGGATAGTGCATTTGGTAGTGAGCACATGGTAAGTAAGATCAGTCCACTTCTCGATTTCCTGCTTCCAGACAAACTTGACTGAAGCCGGGCAGACTATAAGTACCTTGGAACCTTTAGGGAGGGAGGCTAAAGCACAAATTGTTTTGCCAAGCCCTTGATCTAAGGCGAGGATTGCTCTATCTTTCTTAGACAGCCAATCCACGGCTTTCTCTTGGAATCCGTACAGATTCATAACAACATCTTTCCTATCCGTTTTCACGTTTTAGCGTTTATTTTGTATGTTGATGTACGTTATAGTACGTTAAAGTCTTGCCAACGTCAATAGTTTTTGTTAAGGTTTTTTGTGTTGATAGGAGAATTAGTATTCTTGTGGTGGGTATATTTCAGATAGACGGCAAGATACCAAATCTTGCGCTTTTACAGATAGCCGCTTTTTATCTTTCAGAGGGTGTATATGTAGAGCCTTACAATTCTGAAAAGGTAGAAGATTATAGGTATGTATTTGCTTCTCAAATTTTTAATTTTTCTAAAACTCCTGAGCTACCTGTGAATTCACTGATCGGCGGGACGGGGTTTGACGTAGGGCTTAAACTTCCTGAAGAATATGAGCGGGCAAAAATTACAAAAGAAGCTTGGGAGTTGTACCCTAACTATGAACCCAACTTGGGATTCACTATGCGGGGGTGCCGCATGGCTTGTGATTTTTGTGTAGTCCCTAAAAAAGAAGGAAGGCCCGTGGGTTTTAATTCCCTCTCAGAAATTTTAGTTAAAGAGACTGATAAGTTAGTGCTATTAGATAACGACTTTTTTGGGGGGCCTTACTGGGAAGATGTTTGTAGAGAAATTATAGATCGAAAATTGAAAGTATCTTTTGCACAAGGGCTAAATCTTAGGCTTATAAATGAGCGCCAAGCGAGTTACCTTGCAAAGATAAAATTTAAGAACCAAGGGTTTACTTGCAACCAAGTCACGTTTGCGTGGGACAGATATAAAGACAAAAAAGTCGTAGAACATAAAATAGAATTGCTTTTTGCTGCAGGAATAAAACCTTACCGTATCCAGTTTTTTATACTGATAGGATTTGATTCTTCCCACGAGGAAGATTTAGAAAGAATACTAACCATACGTAGGTGGAAGTGTGATGCTTATGTAATGCGCATGATGGAGCCCCACCACTATAAGTCCGAATATGATCTGCAATTGGCTAAACATCTGCAAAGGTGGGTAAACCGCCGACTAATAAAGGTTGTATCTTTTGAGGAATACTTAAAAGGTAGGAAGTTTGAATACTTGGAGAATATTAAATGTTTGTAAACCCAAACAACATAGCTATCCCAGTGATAATCACTACTAGCGAGTTAGCAGAGCTTTTGAAAGTCAATGAAGTCACCATCCAAAGATGGTGTCGTCAGAGAAAAATCCCATTCTACCGGAGTGGATCTGATTATCGTTTTGACAAAAATGAAGTTCTGAGGACTCTAAAAAATGCCGAACTTAAATGAATATCTGAAAGCCTATAAGAGATTGATCCCTTTAAAGGGAAAGAGGGCCACGTTAAAAGGCTGGCCTAAACTTCCTTTTGAGAAGTGCCTGCAACAGACCGAGTACCCAAACAATTTTGGCTGGGCGCTTGATGATTCTGATCTGGTACTAGACGTAGATCCCCGCAACGGCGGGATGGATGGTATAGAGAAGCTATCCAATGACTGCGGAATCGATTTGGTGGAGGCCACCAATGTCCGGGCTATATCCGGGGATAGCGGCCTCCACCTTATCTTTAAAAAAGATCCCGAATTCCCGGTCAAGTATAAGCTCCCTGCCTATAAAGGAATTGAGGTCTTATCCTTTGGGTCCTATATCGTAGGAGTGGGATCGATTCACCCGGATACTAAAAAACCCTATATGTGGGACTACACTTTTGAATCTCTCAATGATGCCCCTGAAGTTCCAGAGGCTCTACTTAGTATTGTCGAGCGGGCTGAAGTAGCGGAGCAAAGTGGGCTTGAGAATTATGATGATAGTGAAAATACCCAATCGCGCTACCTTGATTATCTTGAGGGGGTAGGCCCCTGTTTCATGCAAGATGATGTATCAAGTTACATTCTCTCGTTGCGAGGTAGAGACCTGGGCCTTTCCCCCCTCAAGACCTTGGACTGCTTATGTAAGTGGGACGAGGAGAACAATCCTAAATGGGGGCGCGATACTCTATATTCTAAAGTAGTTCATGCTTACCGCTATGGTAAATCCCCCAAGGGTTCTGCTAATCCCCGGGCTGTGTTTGAAGAGTCTGCCCTGGAGCCAGAGGCTAAACCTACCCCTATTGATGAGAACATAGACGAGTTGGTTTCCTACGGGAAGAACGCACCTGAAAATGCCAGGCTCTACTTATCAAGAGAGTACCCCTGTGATGGGCTGAGATACCGCTACGGGCTTTACTATGCCTACGATTACGATCAAGGTATCTGGGAATGTATCGATAATAAAACCCTTCAACACCAGATCCAGGGGGCTATGGAGTATTCAGGTGTCTCCCAGAACGCTATCAATTCCACTATCACAGCGGTAGACCGTAAGGTATATGGGATCAATTTCAAGTTTGATGAGACCAAGATAGCCTTTGCTGATGGAATCTTGGACCTGAAACACCCTGAGAGTCCTGTTGTGCATGAGTTTGATATCAAGCACCAGGTATGTGGAAAGCACCCCTTCCCCTATAGCTTGAAGGGTAAATGCGACCAATGGCTCAGGTTTCTTGATGAGATCTTTGAAGGAGACCAGGAGAGGGTTGATCTTCTGCAGGAATGGTTTGGTTACAATCTCGTACCCCCCACGGATCACCAGAAAATTATGGTGTTTGTGGGTGCGAGTCGAGCGGGGAAGGGTATTATCTCAAGGGTACTGCGTTCAGTAGTAAGGCCCGAGAACTTCGCCGGGATATCTCTCTCCTCCCTGGTCAACGATTTCGGGCTGTCCATGCTGGTAGGTAAAAAGACTGCGGTGATTGCTGATGCCCACGGGGTGTCTCGGGGGCAGCAGGGAAGGGCCAAAGAGATCCTGCTTAATATCTCAGGCGGGGATTATGTGGCGGTTAACCGAAAGAGAGAGTCTTTTCTTTCCCTGAAGCTACCTACCAAACTCACTTTGGTAGCCAATGAGGTCCCTTCTTTTTCTGATGGGTCTGATGCCCTTGCCAATAGATACCTGATACTCCCTTTTAGAAAGTCTTTCGCAAACGAGGAAGACCCTTTTCTCGAGCGCCGGTTACTCGGAGAACTGCAGGGAATCCTTGGATGGGCAGTAGAAGGATTGAAAAGACTTTGTATCCAGGGGCGGTTCTCTTCTGTACTGAGCGCGAAAGAAGAGCTGGCAGAGATCAAAGCCGCGAACAACCCGGTAGCAGAATTCATTAAGGAGTATATTCGTTTTGATAAAAAAGGCACTGTTGAAGTGCATGAAGTCTACGATGTTTACCTTGAATACTGCCGGGATTTTGGCAGAGCGCCTATGTCCTCCCACCGTTTTGCTTCTTTGTTCTATAGGAATTTACTTTCTTACGGCATTAAGAAGAGCCAGAGCAGAGGAGGGGGGAAAAGGACTTATGTTTTTGAAGGGATTAAACTAGAGAAGGACCAGCCTTTTCATGTGATAGACGGGGGCTGGGTTGCTGAACAGAAAGGATAGTGGATATGCCAGTTAAACAATCAAAAGAGATAGTAGTAAAGTCAAAACCCCACGAGCAAACGGAACTCATAGAAATTATTTATGCCAATTTAGATCTGAAGGAGCCCCACTCCAAGCGTTTCATTGCCCAGATCCTCGAGAATATCAGGCTCTTTGATAAGAAGCAGCATGACTACGGCCCGGGCAATATTGAAAAGTTCATGCAGACTGGAGTAATGATTCGTCTGTCGGACAAGCTAGAGCGGCTTATCAATTTGTGGAAAAAGGATTCTACCTCAGCGGAATGCGAAGCGGTTATGGATACCTGGGCAGACATTTCTAATTACGGGGCTATAGGGCAGATGTGCCTTAGCGGGGAGTGGGCCAAGCATGTGGAGGATAAGAAGTGAATACTGATATGGGGTATTTAATTTACCTTTTAGCTTTCTGGTTAGGAGCCTTTAGCGCCGATGCCCATTTAACTTCCATCGGGGTTGTGGCGGGACTAGCTCATATAGCAGTGGAGAGGATGTAATGGGGCCGAGAAAAGAAACTTTGATTAGAAACCTCGGGGCTTTGAATCTCCTCGGTAGGGGTGCTTCTTGCGAAGATATGATGGAGGTTACTAAGTTAACCCACAGTACCCAGCACATGCAGACCCAGGATCTTATTCGCAAAGGATATGTAGAAGAAAAAGCTATGGGAGGCCCGGGGGGTCTCATACATTATTTTATTACTCAGAAGGGACTTGACTTCTTAAAAGTGAATGCTTAACATTGACAATGCTACCGGACAAAACCCCAGGGAAGAAAGTACATAGCAAGCCCCCGCTTGCGTGATTAAGCCCCTTGTTCGGATTCTGTGTCCGGTAGCAACGAGGGGCTTTTTATTATGATATCCAGAGGAACTAAACCCGAAACAGTAGAGAAGTATCTTGGGGCTATCAAGGCTCTAAAGGGCAAGGCCACGATCAAAAGGATCGGGGAACTGGTAGGGGTTAAACAGTGCAGCGCCTACATAAAACTTGAAGATCTTGTTTACGAAGGGTACGTAGAAATCAGAGGGCTTTACCAGGAACAGAAAGGGGCAAAGGCTTCGAGGGTATACGGGATTATAGGAGAGAATCATGCAGAATAAAGAAGTAACTAAACTACTACACCACGGCCACTGTGATGGTTGTGGGAATGAGCGCCTTGCCTGCCGCTGTGCAGAGGGCTTTAGGATCTGGGGCTATGAGAAACCAGACTATGTGGACCTGTCAGTAATTGACCCTAAGATGTTGGATTTGCAATGAGTAGGAAAGGCTTAGCCACGGACTACGAAAGCAGCAAAGATTACCCGGCATTGCCTGTGAAGAGGGTAAAAGTCGGAATGAAAGATAAATCATGACAGTAGGCAAACAATACAGAGAAGAAATTGAAAGAGTGATGAGTACGCTCCTTCTCAACGAATCGGGTGAGGTAGTCGGAGGCACAGCTATTTCAGAAATTGAGCGTGAAGTGTACGACCAGGTTGTAGGCAAATTTGTTTTGTCCTCTTTGCGGGGACAGTTAGTAGGGTTGAGATGAAATGTCCCTCCTGTTACGGGAACCTTAAACAAACGAGCAATCCTGGGGTTTATAAATGTGGGAATTGTGGAACTGAGGTTAAATCATGATGGATTATATAGGTGCAAGGCCCGGTAAACTCACAGCAAAAGATAAGGTTTTAGCCCACATACCTAAGAGCGGGTTGGTAAACCATGCTCAACTAAAGAAAGCCCTCACTGTATCTCCTGAGAGTATCTACCGGGTGCTCCATGAGCTTGAAGGGTCGGGGGTTATCAAACAGGTTACAGACGACGGAATAAATAACTCCAAAGTTGGGTGGGTAAGAGTATGAAAGCGACAGGAACATTTACAAAACAAAATGGGGAGGTGTTTATCATCAACGATTACCAGCCCTCAATCCCCCTGGCAGAAGCCAAAGAAATGTACAAGACGGGCCGCCTGGGAATATCTAAGTCCTGCTACACCAACAGGGTTATGCTGGAGAGGTTGTTGAAATGAAGAATCTCAAATGTCCTAAATGCCTGTTAGATACTTACACTCATACCCGCCAGACAGAAAAACCAAAACATTTCTGCCTGCATTGCGGGTGTTCTTGGGATGAGGAGAAGAAGTGAAAGTACCCGAGCAATTCAAGATAGCCCTCAAAGCTTTAAAGCTCCTACACCCTGAACTGCTAAATATCATAGGGGCTCAGTGGTGTCTAGAGTCTGACTTTGGTAGATCAGACTTAGCTAAGAAGGCCTGCAATTTTTCTGGTTTAGGGTATAGAGACCTGGCCCCTTTTCTCCATAAGAACATACTGGAGCGGGTAGGGATGTACCAATACACCGGGCAGGATGGAGATACCAAAGAGTATTTGAAATGTTACATGCCCGTAGATTTTACCCAGGTGTACCTGGCTTTCCTCAGGAGGGAAGTGTACAACACCCCCGAGATTAAGGTGGGAGAACTCCTCCAAAGCCCCTTGGCCTTGTTAGGTTGGATTGCCGATCAAGGGTTTTGCGGATGGGTGCCAGGGGTAAAGAGGAAAGATTACCAAACGGATGAGGACTACCAGCAGGCTACCCACGCAGAATATGTCAGGTCTGTGCTGGAGTGCAGCTTATCGACCAATTATCAGAAATTATTGAGGGAGTTATGACTAAGCATAAAGACCCTAAGAACGATCTCCCTTCAGCAATAAAACGCATTGAAACTTTAGAAGAAAAACTAGACAGGCAGTACAGGTTATTGCACAAAATTTCTGAGGATTTGCAGAAGTTACAAAGCGATTTTGATTGGGAAAGAAGTTAGGATATGAACACTTACCAGTATGTACGAGTAGGAGAAAGAATGAAAAATGCAGCACCAGACAAATTAGTAATATGCGGCACATGCAAAGGCGTTGGATCACTAGAGAATATCTACCCGCCAAGGAAGCCCATCCCCTGCCCCTATTGCCACGCTACAGGCAGGATGTACAAGGCTAAGAGCAATGTACCTCCTATTATTCTATGAGCGGGCGGGACAAATTTATACCTAAGTATGCTAAGTACACCCCCTACAAAGGGCGCTTGGTCTCTTGCGAAGGAGCTATCCCCCTGTCTGAATCCCTGAAGGGGGTCATTGGGGCCAATACAGTCTACAAGCAAGAGAACCTTCCTCTCAAAGCTAATGTAGTCCTATCTATTGAAGCCGGGTGCTGCATTAAGCATAATTACTATGTAGTCCAGGAGAAGCGGAAGGATCTAAAAAAAGTAGGAATGCTCAAAGCTACTTTCGTGCTCATGGAATATAAAGGTAGAGTTACCTGGTTCCCACTAGACAAGGCCCCAATGGTAGGCGCGGAGTTACATAGGACAAGCGGCTGGGGGTTTAAGGTGACAGGGTTTGTAGACTGGTTGGTAAGTCGAAGCCCTGTAGAAGCCAAGCGTATTCAAGAGCAGATTTACGAATTGATAGGTTAAAGGACCAAGATATGTCTCATTCAAGACACCCCTACTTTGAAATTAAGAAACTAAGAGAACGCTGGAGAATCACCCTTGCTGAGATTGCTGACGCATTAGGGGTCCCTTTGGCTCACATAGCTTTCATGACCAGTAGGAATACCCCGATAGGTCCTTACGAATCTCTGCTTGCCGGGATGATCTTTGGTAAGCATATAGACTACTTTGGTATCCGCTACCTTCGTTGGTGCATTACCCAGGAGAAAAAGAAGATTGAGCCTGAGATGTTAGAGGCTATGCGTATTTCTACTCTTAACCTGAGGCACAGACTTGAGAAGAAACAGATTATTAAGCGGGATGATATCGATGAAGTGGACCCGTTTAGTTAAGAAAAAATATCATCTTCTTCATCAGGCTCAGACTCTTCCTTCTTAGGTTCAGAGTCCATCTTAGCCTTTCTCAAGATAGGAATTACCTTCCCGTTAGCATCAGTCTCATAGCCTTGGATCACATTTACCTGCACGTTGCTGTCAGTAATGTTGAACCCATCTGAGAAAAAGCCTACGCACTTTAACAAAGTCTCAGCGGCTTTGAGCTTGTCGTGAAGCTCAATCTTGACCTCACCTTTAGGAGTCCGAGTAACCTTCTTAATCGATGCTGCCTGGTCTGGGGTTAAAAGGCTTGAGTCTTTAAGGGTGATGTTTCCTTCCGCGTCCCAGGAGGCTACGTCAGTGAGTTTAGCAAAGGCTACCCCTATGACTTCCTCAAGAGTCCTCTGGCCCAGGATCTCAGAACGCTTAGCCCTGTCTAGTAGGAATTCTCTGATAACCCTGCCAATACCCGGCTTCTTTGCCAGGGCCGGACCCTGCACCTGTGCGTTCTTCTTCACCCCGAAGACTTCACGAAAAGCCCTTGAAGCATTTAGATCCTTAGCGTATTCAATGGCAAAGAGAATTTCAGCAGGAGAAAGCTGCTCATCCTGCATGGCGTTGCGGATATTCTTTTGGATGGTTTTCTCATCCGCATCCGTAATGATTGAGTTAGGGTCTATTGGGAGATCCAAGTTTCACACTCCGGGCAACGAGTCATGCCGTCAAAAAACTCAGCTTCAAACTCATGCTTGCACTTGTCGCAGGAGATTAGCTCAGATACCGCCCGAGCCCCTGGTGCGATAGGGATAGGCTCTTTCTTCCCGCCAATAAAAACTTTTTCTACTGACCTGCCAAGGCCATAGGCCCCAGCTACCGCGGCAAGAAATTTCCATATCTCAGGAGGCAGGGCAATCTTGTGTATGGTGCCGTTCTGCCACATTAACGCAAACTCATAGACCCCGTGATTCCATACCATGACAAAGAGAATAAAGAGCATGAAGCACGGTCTCCAGCTAGAGGCCAGAAAACCGCCCCCCGCTTCAACCAAGGCCATTTGTCTCTGTTGCCTGCCCTTCTCATGCCCTGAGTCTGGCAGCAACCCGGACACTCTTTTAACTATAGGTTTGAGTAAACTTAAAGGGTTAAAATTCACCGATCCCCCCTTTGCAGTTTCTTCTCTTCGATCTCCTGCTTGATCTGACCAAGCTTTACTTTACCTTTCCCTACGGCCTCAAAGTACCTTTTCAAGCTCCGCGCTCTTGAAGAAATTCTTTTGTGGCGTTCGGGCCAATCGGGAGAAAGGATATCTTTACGAGTGATATTTTGCAGTTCATCCATAAAAGCTTTAAATTCTTTGGTAGCTCGAAGCCCCTTATGCTTGGAGGCTTCTTCTAGCATCCCTTGAACAGCACGATTAGAGAAAGGGTTGGCAGTACCGAGAATGCCAAGGCGCTTATACATAATGTCTTCAGCCCTTGCTTTACCTGTTTCACCAATGCTTGAAATATCAAGCATAGCCCTTCCGACTTTGGGAACCCATTTATCTACAATATGGTCTGCATCTCGAGGGTCAACAGTATCTATACCAAACTTCTCTCTTGCCAGGTAGTAGGCCTCTCTTGAAACCTTGGAAGCTTTGGATATGTTGCGCTCAGAGACAAGCTTAGGATCAGTGGGGGAACGGTAGTAGGACCCAGGGTGGAATTTGTACCCCAAAGGAACTTCGATTACAGACTGCATAGGCCCACCTACACTAGTAACACTAGGCATGGCAGAACCCATCATCAGAGAAGCGGCTTCCTGCCAATCTAAATCCCCCATCTTTTCACCCCTGAAATATGTCTCGGCAATCTCACTTGCAGCCGAAGCTATAGGGCCTATGGTATGAGCTTTGGGTAAGTTGATCCATTGAATCCAACCGCCTGACGCTTCCACCATCCAACGAGGAGCGGGGATATTCCAGAAGACATGCTTCCAATACCAGGGCATTTCTTTGAACTCATCTTCTCGCTCCGCATCAGCCACCATAGAACGCTCAAGCATTAACAGCGGGATTTGAGACCATAGGACCAATCCCAGGTAAGAAGAAGGATCTCTTGCTATCGCATCAATGTGAGAGCCAATCCCCTTGGTTTGAGCAACAAGAAAACCCGTAACAGTATTCATCTTCTCGGTCCAGGTTCCCCCGGTTCTGAAATTGAGGATATTGGCAGAATCCGAAGCTCCGCTCTGAAGGGTTTCTCTCCTACCCAGTCCTGCAGCTTCAGCATCTTCAATCCCACGTTCTAACTCAGGAAGCCTGTTGATCGTTTCGGATATCTCAAGCCCTCCCCGTAGAATTTTCCCTAAACCCTTCGCCCAGTTCGTAGGATCGAGGATAAGAAACTTCTTTTCCTTAGCCGCGAACTTCATGGATTCTCTCACAGCATTTTCAAAATCTTTTTGGGTATGTATGCCCTCATGCCCTACTGCACCCCCGCCAAGGGTCAATTCTTGGCTTCTTTTAGCCGCTTTTGAGAGGGCTTTAGGCATGGTGTATAGGAAATGCTTGCCGAGCATGTAAGGGGCCGCGAGAAACCCCAAGCCCCCGGCTACCTTCTTACGCTTGGACACTAAAGGCGCATTCTGAAAATCGGAGATACCGTTTCGTATCCAGAAATCAGGAAGTAAGGTAATGAGAGGTTTCCATACTTTACGGATATACCAGGGCAGGAAAGGCATTTTGAGGTTGAGTCTTGGGCCCACTAACTCAAACCCTTCTTGGATCTCAGGGGCAAAGGACCAGTAATCTTTGACCCCTTTCCTCACAACAGGAATAGAACCCGGCTCCCCTTTATGGACTTTTCGCCCGAAGTGGCCAACAGGTTCTCCGCTTACCCTGTGCGCCATTTCGATCATGTCTACAAAATATGAACGAACATCATTCTTGTGGATCTCGTTTAAAGTTCGGTAGGTATTGAGAAGCATATTGCTGTAGATGTTCTGTACCGGCTTATCTGAACCTTCAAGTCTTCTGATAATATCTTTGTACTTATCAGACCCTTGCGGGGACTGGGTTGCCGCAGAGACCTCATCAGAAAAAGAACTATCTGGGTCCATCAAACGGGTGAGCATGAAATACTGTTGGTTACTAGATTTCACAACCTTGTAAAACTCTTCTGTATAAATATCTGCATCCACCAACATCCTAAAAAGCCCGTCGAACCATTTGTCAATGAACTGTCCAGCTTCTCTCATCTTAGCGTATTCAGGGTCTTGCTTTGCGGAATCAACAAGTCTTGAGGCCCGGGCAAAATCGGTCTCTTCCCCTACCCCCATACCAACGATACGGGCTTTATTCCACTGGCCATCCCGGATCTCTTCGATTGTAGGGATTAGATCAGGAAGTACCTGTTCTATTTTTCCCACTAGCCTATCTACTTTCTTACTGCTCAAAGAGCTTGTATTTGATATGGATGTTCGGAGATTCGCGATCATGTCCCCGAAAGGTTTATAGACATTGGCACTGTCAAGAGCTTGCCCGGAGTCAACCAGAGCGTAGAGTTCCCCCAGAGCAGTATTTACAATGCTAGATATGTTGGGGTCTTTGAGCGCGTAAAGGTTCCCGATGATGGGGTCAACCGCATTACCAAGAAGGGCTAAGTTATTTTGCTCTACCTTCTCTAAAACATGAAGAGACATTTGGATATCGGCAGACTTGTCTAATTTCTCAACCAGGTTCTTTTCCCCGATTCGTCCAAAGAGTTGAAATACCTTTGAGAAAGGCTCTGTTACCTGGCGGGTGTAGTCATAAGAGACAAGCCCTTTATCAACCATCTGCTTGGCAATAGAAGCTACTCCCTCTTTAGCAGTCATCTTGTCGTGCATGATCTTGAGCGGATCACCCGCGTGAGCTTGACTCATTCTTGTAGCGGGCTCTCCAGCTAATTCGGCCAGGTCCCCGAAAGCGTCTAGGAGTGCATGGGCTTTATTGGTAAGCCTCTGGGCAAAGAAAGACCGAGACTTCCAAGAGGGCTCAGATGGTGTTCTACCATCGATCACATCCTGGGTAGATACGTGGGTAGTTCCTTCGTCAGAAGTAACATAGTGGCGCAGATCCTCACTGACCCCTCTTATATCAGTCAGCGCGTTCTTACCAAGTTTCTGAGGAAGTGCTTTTTCAAAATAGGTAGCAAACCCCGGAGCCCTTTTCTTAGCTTCCGCAGGATTGAGGATATAGGCCGTAAAGAATTCGGATAGCCCTTCCTGCACAATCCGCGTTTCCACATCAGGGAAAGCATTTGGGTCTGCTTGATACTTCGCGTTGATTAGATCCTGGGTTTCAGTAGACAGGAAGTTATGAAGCTCCTTGCCGTGATTCTTTACTACTGTAGGATTGAGAATATGGTGCCTCTGGTCAAGAAGTCGCCCCTGCGCATAGAGAAACCCTCTCAGGTCTCCTTGCTCGAAGTAGGCTTGCCCTGTGCCGTGATCGTCTACAAAACCAAAGCCCCAATCTTTTGCTCTCACACTCTTAGGGGGTTTGCCCCAGCGGATAGGAGAACCAATAAGTTTGGTTAAAGCCTTCTGCATTTTCCTGGGTTCTTTAGGCCTCCCCGTTTTATTAGTGGGGGCGGTAGGTATCTCATGCTCAATCACTGGAGAATCTTTGAAGGTGTGGCGGGTTTGGAACAGAGTGTTGGAAGCTTGATAGTCCCCTTTTTCTACTGTTATAAAATGTTTATCGGGGGCCCCGTTGTAGTATCCTAAAAATTCCCCCCCGTCTAAAGCCAGTCCTTCTTCAAAAGATTGCGAATCGTCATATTCGTAGTAGAAAGTAAGGTCCTCTCTTCTAAACATAACAACATCCCCGGTGTCTTTACTCCGAACAGCTACGTATTCGGGAATATCTGAGGCTTGTTCGTACCCCATTTCTTTAAAATCGCCAAAGGGGACTATTTCAGCAGAGGGAGCCCCCGCAAACTGACTTACTATAATAGAGTAAAGATCTGATCTATTTCTTGTCCGAAAGGCTTCTCGAACTTTGTTGATAATTTCATAAGCCTGTGGGTATTCTTTTATTTTTAGCATGTTTTCAATTCGCCAATCAAAATCACTCCTTTCACCAAAAAGGCCGACCAGCTCATCTGCAAAACCCCCAAAATATTCAGTGTCGAAAAACTGCTTTTCTTGTTCGGATAGGTGGGGTGCTACCTCTTCTAGTATACCTACATATCTTTGCCATTCAGAAAAAGAATAAGTGTCTAAGCCTCGACTAAGAAATACCAACACTCTTTTTAGAAAGTCCAGGTCTTTTACATTTTTAACTCCTCCCGCGTCTTTAATTATGCTGTCAACTAACTCCTTAACTCCGTGGGGACTAGAGGCCCCTAAAGGTTCAGGAAACATCTGGGTAAATACGCCTGATTCTTCCCTATGTTTTCGCGCCTCGGCATACGCGGCTTCCGCGCGTTCTACATCCTCTTCGGTAATTGGAGCTTCCAAAATCTTTCGCGCTTTTTCAGAACTAGAGGGCTCTTCATGCCGAGGGTGAGAAGGAAGTATCTCCCCAGTCTTGTTGTAGTGACGTATGGCTTTTTCTTCTTCAGGAGTAAAGGACTTCATCTGGCTTAGTGCTTTACCCCCGGTCTCTTTCCAATTGTTGTACCTATCTAATAGGGGATTAGCTTTGAGGGGCTGCGATTCAGCTTTGGTCCTGCGCTCAATCACATCAGCCATGACAGCGTTTTTCATTGTCTCAGGCATCAAGCCTTTTGTATCAAACCCAAAGGCATCAGCGAACTTGTTATAGAGTTTCCCGAGGAACTGAACCATATCGTGAAAGATTCTTTTCAGCGCCCCTCTTGGCTCTTTATGTCCTGCCATGAAGCCTTCCCAATCTTCCGCGAAAGCTTCTTTATTTTCTGTAGTCCAAACTCCGTCTTTTCCTACGCCATAAGATTTATTCATCAAGCTTTTTTGAGAAGGAGTCAATATGTTCTCAAGCAAATGCCCCGACTCATGGATCAGGGTTGTATAGTCCCCGGTCTCAAAGGCTTTAATTAAACCCCCTACTTCCCTGGGAGTAAAAGAGCCCATAGCCTTACCATCTGTTGACTGTGCGCTTTCAAGGGATACACTATCAAAGTATTCTTGGGTAGTCTCTACAACCCCCGCCTTTACTGCTTGCTCTGCTAGAACTTCATGTAAAAGGGCAAAAGCTTTTATTTCGGTATCTGAAAACTGATCAGCAGGAAAAGATTCTCTAGCTCTTTTCTCAAAAGATACCCCTTCAGGAGTCTGGCTCTCCGCCCCGCCTAAAGCTTCTACGTGGTCTTCAGCTTTGTCTTTTAATACCTCCCGAGGGTTAGTTTGGAATAGCCGCTCTTCGGTCTTCCCTGGTACTGGAGGATTCTCGGTATCTAACTGTTCGAGGGCATCTGAAATCTGGAGATCTTTCCTTTTCTTTTGAAGAACTTTAACTTTCGTTTCTTCACCCGGCACATTCTCATGATCCTTGATATCTTCAGTTATCTCAGCAATCTCAGGATTTACCTTTACCTCTTTAGGCTCTGCGGTTTTAGTGGATTCTTCTTTCTTAGCCAGTACCGCTTCCCACTTGGCTTTGAAGCCTTCATCTTGCATAGCATAAGCCATTTGGGGATTAGTCAGCCCGTCCACCATGATATCTGTAATCTCTTCATCGGTCTTTAAAGGCAGGATCTCATTGATATACTTTTCTGGATCTGCTAGGAATAGCTCAGAGGTAAGGTTTGTCTCTTTAGTTTCCAAGGTCTCAGGTATTTCCTCTTGCAAAGACTCCTGCTCTACCTCGGGGGCCGCTTCAGCCCTTTTCATCATGTAGGCAAGTTCTTGTTCGAGTTCCCCAAACCCCCCAGAAGTATCGGAATCGGAATCAATTACATCCCCGATGATATCTGTACCCGCGGTCTGCTTGGCCTCTTCCTCGAAATTCTCAAGTACTTTGGCCTCCGAAATCTTCTCTTGCTCAACCCGGCCCTGTAGTGCTTCCGCATCAGCCGCTTGTAGCCCGCCAGGGCCGAATCTATACTCATTAAAAGCTTTATTCTCGGAGAGCTGTTCTTGTTCTACTCTTTCGGCCAGGGAGGTCAAGTCTTCAGGCTGAACCCCTTCGGGGGTGGGTTCTTCTTGTTCAGGGGAATACTCTCGTTTATTCTGGTTTTCCTGCGCCCTTTCATCTTCAAACCTTTTAGCCAGGGTAATTAGGTCTTCGGGCGAAGATTCCCCTATGGCTATGTCCTCGTCCGGGGGGTTTACAAAAGCTTCTGGACCGGCTTTACGCTGCTCAATAATGAATTGAATATCAGAGCGAATCGTATCCATATCCTCGCTTAAAGGCATATCTAGTAGATCGCTCTGCGCCACTACTTCATCAAACAATCGATCCAGTTGGTTAAGATCCTCTTCTTTCATGGCGATAAGCTGTGAGTACCGCTGAACTGGATCTTTAGGCATTGTTACGGTTAAAAGGTTTTGAGCTTTCTTAAAAGCCCCTTTCTCTTTAACCTTTCCTAAGTGTTGTGTTATCTCTATACCCACACTTAAAGGACCGGAACCAACCAAGGCCGCGATCATAGTCTGGGTTCTGACTTTATTGAAAGCCTCTCCGTAGGTCAGTTCTCTCGGAGCTAAACCAAGGGAGGTATCATACTGGGAACCGATCTGAGTTTGAAACGTTTCCTGTCCTATTTCCCCCGCTACATCAAAACCTACTTTACCTGTGACTCGGGGTATTGTGTTCTCTGCTACCCAAGTTAAACTTTTTCCTGCTGCCGATTTGGTCACGGCTTTGGAATAAAGTTCAGGCAGCATTTTCTTAAAAGCTGCACCAGGTAAAGCGATCAAAGAGTTAGTAACAAAGTCTGCAAGCCCTTCAGTGCCCGCGGTCCATGCGGCTTTTTCTATGGCTGCCTGCTCTACCGTGATACCCGTATCTAGTATCCTCTGCTTGTCTTCTGCCCACTTCTCTTTGGTATAGTTAGGGTCTTTCTCCTGTAGCTTCCCAAGATAACTATATAAAGTATTGTCATAATCCGATCCAAAGACTAGCGGGATAGTGGCTAAAGCGGAAGTAGCCCCAAAAGCTAATGCTCCTAAAGTGGGGGACTTGGTGTACTTGTATGCTAAATACCCCACCGGGGCACCCGCAGCAAGAGAAGGCCAACTAGAGCCCGCGCTTTGCACCGCCTCTGCTACCTCTTTAGTGGTTGTGGTGTCTTCGGGGAATAAATAGTCCCCCAGGTATTTGCCTCCGGTAGCCCCTAACATCCCGCCTACAGCAAGTCCAAGAGGCCCGCCCCCAAGCATAAAACCCGCGGCACTACCTAATCCTCCGCCGATTATCTCACTGACAGGGATATCTACATCTTCATATTTTTTGGGAATCTTTACAGAGTGCTTATCTTTCTCTTGCTGACCAACACCTTCAGTCCAATTTTTATAGCCTAAAAGGTTTGCAAGCCAGTCACCTTCATCATCCACAAACTCTACTTCCCCGGTGAGAAGCTGTTTTACCCCCCTATTAGCTGCATAAATCTGTTTAGTGCCCTCATCCACATACCCAGGGGCTTGTTGGGCAATAGCCCCAAAGGAACCAATAAGATCCCCTGCCCGACTGTTCACGTCAAAGAACCAGCCTTCATCCTTTTCCGCATCGATCTTTTTAATGTTCTCTTGCTCAGGAGTTAGGGGCTTTGGTGCGGAGGGGGTAAGAGAGGGGATCGAGAATCCAAAATCTGAGTCATCTTGCTTTGCGCTAGACGGGGATAGTGACTGAATAGAAAAGCCTGCCCCCTCATTATCCTGAGGAGTAAGAGTGGGTACTGAAAAGCTGAACTCTTCAGAATCTTGAAGCCTCAATTCTCCTATATCTTTAGTCCTTTGCTCCGCATCTGCTACTGCTTCTTCAATACTCAAAAATTCTCCTACGTGTTTATTTACTCCACGGTAAAATAGGTCTGTGGCTTCATCATCTGAGCGCCTTACCCCATCTACTATAGTGGGTATATTATAAGCCCTTTTACCTTGGCCTACATCTGCCTCTACAGTTATGGTCTCCTCTGTGGAGAAAGTGTTATCTGAATTTCTCAGTATGGGTTTATGTATGTTGCTACTGGGCAGGAAGCTTGAGTTTGCCATCGAAAGCCCCCCAATCTCTTAAAAATTTAGAGAACCCTGCGGAGAAATTAACAGGGGTGTAGTTCGGATCGGTTTTTACAATTCGTATGTAATCTCGTAGGAGCTGTGCTACTACTTTATTCTTAGGCCACGGCCTGCCTTGCACTTCAACAGTTTCGGGAAGGCGTTGGGTATTAGATACTACCCCCGTTTTCAAACTCTCAAAAACACCGTCAAGGTCCTCTGGCCCAACAGCATGAACAAACAACCCGGGGAAGATCTTCTCGAAATCCTTGTTGCCAAAATTAGATTCTCGGAAAGTGCCCATAATCGCGTCTTCAAACTGCTCTTGAATAGCCTCTTGCTGTTGTTGGGAAGCCTTTTGTTCTTTAACTTCCTTCTGAGCCTTACGTGCAGCTTTCAAACTTTCTTTATTCTGCTCGTCAAAACGCATCTTGAGGAATTCTTTAGCGGTATTAGATTGAGTAGCCAATACCCGGATAACTTTCTCAGCTTCATCAAGCCTGGGTTTCTCGGGGAAGAAGGGCTTCAGTATATCCCAGCTCTGTTCTACAGTAGATTCCCACACCTGAGGGTTCCCTGTCTCTGCTGCACCTAAGAGCGCCTTAGCGTTGGAGTCCAGTATCTTCTGTTTATTAGACGCAAGAGTATCCGCTTTCTCTTTAGCATCATCGTCAAGCCCCGATACAAAGTTGAATACTTTTCTGGCCCCCTCTAAGTCTCCTTCTTCCAAAAATATATTAGATAGTTTCTTTGTGTACTGGGGAGTACCTACTTCATTTTCTTTTACGAAATCAGACAGCCGGTTCTTAGTATCATCTTCTTTCTTAAAGCCCCTCTTCTGCCTCTCAGACATTAAGTTAACCTGGTCAGTATAGGCATCAGCCCTTTGCTGCTGCATAGCAAGTTGGTTCTTTTGAGTTGTCTGTTGTGCTTCAAACCTCTTTTGCTGGGCCTTAGCTTCATCCCTTTTAAACTGCATTTGTTCAACAGATAGGGCATTCTTAAAATGCTGAGTGGAATCGGGCATCTTGAACTTGGGCTTGTATATTTGAGAAATAAGATTTGCCGCGTCCATTATTTTTGCTTCCTTAGCGCATCGATAAGTTGATTAGTTTGGGACTGTTGATAGAGACTGCTCAAAGTATTTTGAATATTTTCATACCCTTGAAGTTTGGCGCTTGTCGCTCCCATGATCCCTGCCCCTGCGGATTGAGCCTGGGCGATACCAAGTTGTCCTTGGGCTGTACCTGACTTTATCAAGTTCTGCCCGGATTGCTGGGCAAAGGTTTGACCCGCTGTTCCAAGGGACTGGGCGTAGTTCTGACCTGCTAAATTCACTTGCCCTGCTGTAGTCTGCCCCTGCCCCGATAGAGATTGTAAAGGCGCAAGGGACTGATAGTATTCATTAAGCGCATTCTGCCTTCGCTTGTCCTGGATCTCCTGCTGCCCATAGTATTCTTTTTGAAAATCAGACCTTCTGCCTTCCTGGATTGCTTGCCTACGGTAATACTCGTCCTGAAAATCTTTACGCTGCCCTGAAGCAAAAGCTTGCTGCTGCTGGCTTTCCCCTATCGCTTCAGCCCTTTGAGAGAAGTGCCGGGTATCTTCTTTTATTCTCTCATTGATACCCGCTTCCCTTAACTGATTGTATTGGAGTTGTTCTTTGAGGTATCCATCGATACCCTCTTTTTGCCTTGAATAGAACTCAGCCTCATCGAATCGATTCTCCTGGATTGCTTGGAGCCTTCGACGGTCAAACTCCTGCGCCATACTTTGCGCTTCTGTAATAGCTTGTTGACTCCTCTGGTCGGCTACTGACCGTTCCTGAGCAAAGTCTTTATAGGCATAATCAGAAGTAAACTTGGCAAGGGCGTTCTGGGCTGCACCCGATAAGGCCCCAGTTCGGGCCGCTGCCCCCCTTTCAATCGCTTTAGTAGCCTCATCCAACCTGAATTGGTATCCCGGGGACTTTTCATAATCTTCTTGTGTGTAATCCTGTCCATGCCTGTACCTCGGGTCTGCATCTAAATAGCTTTGAAAATCAAAAGGGTCTTGTGTCCTAATATCCGTAGTCGGATCTGTAATGCGGCTGTACGCTTCAGTCAAGCGGGGATCATCCCTACTTATAATCTTGTCCTGGGCCTGAAACCTCGGATCTGTGGAATAATCCACCATAGGTTTGTATTCTTCGGTGAATCTAGGGTCACTCTCTAAAACCGTGCGGAGGTAATTAGTATCAAGCCTCGGGTCTGTGATCCCTTCTTCTGGCCTATCTGAATACTTAAAAAACTGAGCCCGGGTATCTTCCCCAAGAGCAGCAATCTGGTTTTGAACCTCACTTGTAGCCCCCTCAGCCTCTACGGGGGGTAATCCTCTTTCTTCTCGAAGCTTGTTGATACTCGCTTGCTGTCGATTGCTTTCATGTTTTTGTTTCTCTGAAGCTAGAAAACCCTCGAAAGCCTCTTGCTCCGCAACGGTCTTTTCACCTTCCCCCTCGAAACTCTTTCGGAGCTGCGATTCCTTTACAGCCCAAGGGGTATCCTCAGCAACACTCTGACCTAACGCATCCAAACGGCTCGACTCTTGAGGGGTGAATTCAGAAAGCCCAAACTCTTTTAGGTTGTTATATAGAGTATCATAGGCAGGTCTACCTATTACCTCAGCTAGAGGCTGTATCAAATCTAAGACCGCCTGATTAGTCTGTTTGCGGGTCTCGTCGGCTTCAATTTCCTGAAACGTGCCATAGATTTGATCTATTAGGGGGTCTAATTGCGCTTCAGGTAAGTATTGCCCCATGTCTTGGGAAACCCAACCTCCTATAGCATCTCGGTCCACCGGCCCGCTAGTCCAAGGGTCCATGCCGATCATGGCCTTGAACTGCCTATCTGGGCCAATCTTGGTTTTCATCTCTTCAGGGAAAAACGCCGTATATTCCCCTATCTGTTTTTCAAGGGCAGCAATACCCTCTGTATCTAAACGTGCCCTTCCTTCTTTATCTGATAGAGCATCTGACTGCTTTATTACATCATTCACTGTAGAAGTAAATACGTCCCGCTTAAACCTGTTTTCAGAAGCATGCTTATCTGTCTGCACTCCAGCCAAGGTCTTGTGGAGATCGCCTCCTTGAATAATGCCCCCTGAAGCTATAGCGTCAGCTATCAAAATATCTTGAGTAGAAGAGGCGTTTTTGAACTCAGGTATAGCATCGGCGAGTTCTTTGAATCTTTTCTGGTAGTCCACTCGCCCATCAGCTTTGGGGTCTTGCCCAAAACTCTTTATATTCTCAGCATATTTACCAGCGTACCCCGCTGCCATGCTCTGAAAAGTCATGTTAGACAAATCGCCCTTCAGAAAAGAACGGGACTGATGATCCGTAGGGAGTTCCCACCTTGAGTCTGTTCCAGGTATTTGGTATCCGCTCGAAGCATTCGTTCGTCTTACTATACTGTCTGGTAAAGAATCAAAAAACTTCTCAGTTATCTTAGGCCCAGTCACCACGGATTGTTCACTAATCTTGCTAATTGCCGAAGACCACGCGGCATCGGTTGTCTGAGTCCCCCCGGAATTCATCTCTGTAAAAATATCATCAGATATGTAGGTTGTAGGTTGCCCCGGGGCGTGCACCTGTTCAAACATTTGTCCTAAATCTTCAATCAAAGGGGTGCTTTCCCCCGTCCCCCCTTGAACTGGGACCGTTTGAACGCCAAACTCCTGCCTAAGAGTACCCGCTACGGGCTCATCCATATACTTCCAAAGAGGATCGTTGGGGGGGATACCTTTTTGCTGCTTGATCCTACTAAGCCCCTGCCCTAGTGTTTTGCTGCCGTAGTGGTCGTTGGGGTGATTCTCGTTAACAAAAGCGGATTGAGGGTCTTGTTTCTCTAATAGCCACCACTTGAACTTGTTCATAAGAGCTGGGTTGGGGGCCCCTTCCGCAGAATTCTGTCTCGCTACACTGAACCCTGTGTCTTCCATGAACATCTGAACTAAAGCACGTTGATCGTTCTCTATTGAAGGGTCTAATTTTGATGGGTCAGATTTTCCCGTCTGCTTATATATCCCCGATTCAGCAAACCCTATATTGCCCTTATCAGGAAGTATCCCCCTTTCAGGGACTTGAACTGGCTGGCGAGTTTCTTCAGGATCTATCTCGGAAAGATCAGAAGTTTTAGGCGCGGTTCCGGTTTCCAATGCGGGGGGTGTGCCCGTGTCTATGACTCCGCCGGTAGGAAGATTACCCTCATTGGCTGGGTCAAAACCCTCAATCTTGCTCATGGTTTTACTGGTATCCCCATACTGCTGGGATATGGCGTTAACATTTTCCTCCCGAGTTTCAAACAAGCGGTTAATGTCTGTAGTATGGGGAGAAACGGGGCGGTAGTACCCTTGTGTACCATCATCTTTTAAATAAGGAACCAATTCCCCGCTTTGAACTTTCGCCTCGATCTCCGGAGCCGTTGGGGGCTGGTACATAGGGTCATCTACATCTACAGAAGGCGTGCCATCCATAGGAGGAAGTTCAGGAGATGGGGTTTCAATACCTAAACGTTTGTTGTGCTCTCGGGCTAAATAATCCCCAAGAGGATCTGGCACATCAAAATCCGGAGGGAGCAATTTCATTTTCCCGTCAGGGCCAAAGGCGAGCGGCCTGTCTATGTTAGACAGCCATCCGTGCTCTTTTGTGTTCAACGCAAGAAAGCCGTTTTGGTCTATATAGGAAGAGTCTTTGGAGAGTTGCGTAGGTATGCCCGTAGTGGGGTGAACTGTAAACAAGTTTCCCGTCGGGTCGGTATATATACCTGGGGTACGTATCCCCTCATTAGACAAACGCGAAGAAACTCGATCACTGGGCGCTCCAGCCTGTCCTCCCGGAACTTGCCCCCTACCAGGCTCACCAAACCCCTCAAATGTAGATTCGGGAGTAGATAGTTGATCCCCATAATAAGAAGGTCTTGTGGTTAAATGAGGTGCCGGGTTGTATATAAAAGACTGAAGCCTGTCATCCTTCATATCAGGGCCAGCCAGGACCTTTTGTTCAAGAGAAGAAAGAGCACGAGAACCTGAATCAAGAAAAGGTTGAAGAGTTTGTTGGCTCTTATCGTATTGAAACTGAAGTTCCGCAAGCTGGCTATCAAATTGCTCTTTAAGTAATTTATTAGCCTCTTGAGTGGCCTTGTAGTCTAACTCTGCCGCATACTGCTGGGCAGCAGCTTGTTGCCCCGCAATAGCTTGAGAAGCATCTGCCTGGGCATCAGAAGACTTTTTACCTAAGACAAGGGAGCCTATACCCAGTACGGCACTAACCGGATCAACTGGTGGTATTATAGACATTAGATTACCTCCACTCCCCCGCCAATGATGGAGCATCCTCCATTTACGGTGCCTTTGGTTACAAGAAAATCCCCCGCCTGTAAGACTAAGCCCTCTACCTCTGTAACCCTTGAAGCGCTTGTACCGCTCACTGATTTCTTAGCTACCAGGTAGTCGTTACCCGTTGACTGCCCCGTAGGGACAATCCAGAATTCTACATCGACTGCACCTGCGGTATTGTTGTAAAGGTTCAGAGCACGAAATACGGTACTCGTGGAAGCCGGGCAGGTATAGAAAGTCTGCTCAGTGTTGGGCACTAAGGAAGGCGCGATGAGTTGTTTAATATTTACTGCCATAAGCCTATCGCCAATAATCTTTCAATATCTTCTGATCGTGCGCTTTGTTCATGTAAAAACCCATCTGACATAATTACTGAAGCCCCGGTGAGCTGGATATCTTCAGCAGCATTTGTCATTTCAGCTACTAACCTATTGTACCATCTTTGCCACTCAGCCTTACCCGGTTCAGCGCGAGAAGGGAAAGGGGGGAATTTAATAGTTGAAGGCATTAGTCCTCCCCTACTTCTAATTCGCCAAAGGCCCCCAGGACAATTGCTCTCATATCATGAGCTACCTGAAGTTTAAAAATGATCTCACGGAATTGGCCTATCCTTCTCCATACCACTCTATTAGTGTACGCACCTGTGGCCCCAATAGATTCACTTTGCACCGGGGAGAAAGTATGCCCTCCATCTTTTGACCAGGAGAGATCTGCTTGAGGATCACCTGCGGCATTGATCCCCTCCTCAAAATCAATCTGAAGTCTGGTCAGGGTAATGCGTTTATCTTCTTCACTGATAACTGGGGTTGTACGGGTTCTCGTAACTACAGCACCGTTTTCTGTGTAAACCGTGGGGGTGAGTTTGTAGACCTTCCCGTTGGTGTAGTCCCCTACATACCAAACCCCGTTCAGCTCCGTACAGAAGGTACCTCGAAAGTGGGTCAGGGAGGGACTTTGCCTCTCGTGCCACATCTGAGTATTCAAATCGTAAACCCACGTTGCCCCTTCAGTCGGAAAAGTTAGTGCGTAAAAGTAGTGCCCATCGATGCTGTAGGTCATCCCCTCAGCATCAGAGATCGTAGAGTATCCTGCGATTGTTTCGTGGAGCGCGTCAGTGCCAATGGGTTGTGCCTGCCACTGGGAGGCCATAACAACCGTGCGATGGTTGGTAAGCCAGAATTTAGAGTCCGCGATTGAAGCAACAGACCAGGGGGCCGCACAGCCATATTCTGTTATACCTCCGCTGATTCTCTCAAAGGGGTAATCCGCATTTCCTGAGTTGTACCAGAATTCGGTAGATTTTGTTCCGGCGATCATCAGTTCTCTTTGATCTGCGATAATGGCCAGAGACTTATCTGGGTTGATCTCAGCGCTTGCGAAATCGAGAGAAGCCCAGGCACTACCATCATAGAGGGTAGATACGTAGACCTTCTGCCCGCCTAACTCAACCCCTACAAAATACCCATCGAGAAACACTACCTGTCGGATTGCCGCTGGGAGTGCTACAGATGAGAAAGTAGATCCTGAGATAACAAACCTGTACCCCGTAGAAGTCCCGTTAGCAACAAAGACTTCAACCCCGTTATGAGCAAGGGATATGGGATCAGTGCCGGGAATTGTCCCCAGCTCTGTCATGGTCCCTGCTTCGGTAATGGAGTAGAGTTTGGTTCCACTGACAGCATAAAGTTTATCGTCGGTGGATATAAGCCCTCGGACTTTAGCCGCTGCTGCCAGGGTGACAAAAGCTTCTAACCCCGGAGTGGGGTAAAGCGCTCCTGCGCTCTTGCCCCCCGGACCTCCTGCCCTGACGTACCAATTGATACACTGCTGGGCATTGAGATTAGGAGTTCTGAGGGCATAAGCCGGGCCTACAAAGTCTATAAGCACTACAGACCCCCAAAGAATCCGGCGCGTGAAACCCCATTTCTCCTACGGTTCTTCAGTTCAAACACTGTCCTTGAGGACACATTCTGCTGGAGCCTCTTCATGTTTCCCTTGAGCCGGTTAGCCTCTTGTACAATAAAAGGATTGATAGGCTTCCCAAACTCAGGGGCAATACGAAGGGCAAGCAGGTACTTCAAAGCTTCGAGGTATTCCGTAGGATAACCCAGGGCCAGGGTTGCATCTGTGATGAAACTAAAGCTCTGAAGTGTTGATATGAAAACAGTGTAATTGGTGTCTGGTGTTGGATAGAGGGTGATATACCCTGTAACCCAGCCAGGTTTAAAAGACAAGATACCTGGTCTCCCTGAAGACGACTTATTCCCGTAGTGGAAATCATAGTCCTTCCAGGATATAAGATCGAGCGGGGAGTCTAGCCCTCCGCTGTCTCTGACCCATGCGTAGTTAATAGACATGGGCCGGACCTGTGCGATATGTGGTCCCCCATATTCTGAACTAGGCGAGGGGTCAGTACCTATAGAGGCAGGCGCGGTATAAGTGCTATCTACCGCCCAGGACATTTCATTTTCCTGAGGGAGAAAATAATTCTCAGTATAGAGGGAGGAGAGCATTAAATTTAATGCCTCCAAAATATCTGTCTTCTCCTGTGTAGAAGCAGACTCCCCTGTATAGAGAACATTTATTAGCCGCATTGCCGACTCTATAAGACCCACACCTGTTAAAGACATTTATCTACTTATCCTTTTTAACCCGGGAAACGGGTTTGGGTTTAGGTTTCTCAATTCCAAACTTGGCAGGGGTATCTACATACCCGGCTTTCTCAAGCTTAGGAATATCCTTGGACTCGACAATTTCCCCCTCAGGGGCTAAGTCCTCATGATACATAAAACACTTGCTCATTTTAATTCCTTCCATACTTAGGAGCCGCGTACTTAGCCGGGGTGTCAAAGTACCCTTTTTTCCTAATCAAATCTTTAGCCTGGTGGATATCAACCTTGCGCCCGTGGGGAGCACTTATAGGATGGTACACCATCGTCAAGTTCTTAGTCCTTCCTGTTATCAGCATATCCGTAGTCCTTTCCTCCCCGAGAAAGACAGGGCCGAAACCCTGTCTAACACAGAAAGGATAAGCGCCAAAACGCTTACTACCCCGTGATCCTTACACCAAGGGGAGCATTGATAGTGTGTACGCCGTACAAAACATCAAGACGATAATTTTCCTCATCGTTTGTTCCGTCAAGGTAAGAATAGAGCCTTACATTCAAACCTTTGTAGGTCACACTAGCCCCATAAACTGCTGAACGTGGAACGTCAAGCGGAATGGTAGCAAGTGCGAAAGCATCCGGGTGGAACATCAAGTTCTGAGGGTGTTGACTCTGAGAAGCCCCGGTCTTGATCGTAATAGCCGCATTGTCAGCAGGCAAAACGTCTATAGTCGCATAGGGCGCTTTACTGCTGGTATCAGCCAAACTTACAACACGAGGACTAACAGCGGTAGCTGATTCACCAGAGGCATTCTGCGCGGAATCGGCAGTCACTACGAAGAACCGAAGAGATCCGGTGCTTTCATAGGTACGACCATTTACCGCATTCACAGCTGCAACGGTAAAAACATCACCTTTGGTCAGAACTACATCGCCGTTAGAACCGCCCCAACCATCGATATTGATAGTAGTGGCACCTTCAGCGGTAGCCCCGTTAACCAGGGGAGTCCCAGAATACTCACCAACAGTATGCTGCTTAACAGCCTGACCCATGTAAAACTGGGTGTTGTTGAGTTGTCCGAGAAAACCGCGGCGGGTTAGATCTTCAGCTAACTGCTGATTGAAATAACCTTTGAGATCTCCAGTGGTCATCTTGTTCTGCATCGCAGGTCCCATTACACAAGCTCTTTCCTCAAAAGGGGCCATTTCCTCATCAAGAAGCTGACCGGCATCACCAATGGTAGCGATGCTTGAGGGGGTTGTACCTGGAGTACCTACAAAGTTGTAGATCCCGGTGTAAAGGCCAAGAAGATCAGACTCGATCTTGTTAGCAATGGAAATCATACCTGGTCGAACATAACGATGATTGAAGTCTTCAATCTTCATCTTCAGGTCTTGAGTAGTAAAAGCCCAGTGGACTTTCTCACGACTCGCAACGGTGAAAGTTTCGTTCTCCTCAAGCAGATTGGGAGTGCTTGCAATAACTGCTCCACTGGTACTCTTGATCTTAACCGGCTTTCGGATACGGATGGACTCTCCAACCTTATCAAACTCTGGTTCGTAATCCCTGTGGATCAGTCCACAAGCAACCAGAGCGTTATCAAGCTCACGCACAGCGAGAGCGGCGATAATGTCATCTGTAATCAAAGTATTGGCTAACGCCATTTTCTAACCTCCAAGAATAAGTACCACCTTCCCGAAAGTTTCATTCAGAGCTAGGGGTTTAATACCCGACATATTTTCTCTTCCCGTGCTTTCGCAGTTCCCGCTCGTCGGCATCGGCTTGATCCATGTGGGAAAATATATCCTGCATAGACATTCCCGCATCTTTGCGGGGTGCGACACCGCCCGTTCCGTGAAGACTCACAGGCGGGGGAGGGGGTGCGGAAGACGTTTTAACTTCCGGCGGTGGTTGTGATTTCATGTACTCGATTTTCCCTTCGAGCCGCGCCACTTCCATAGCGACCTGCTGTGGGGGCATTTGTGCTACTCTCTGGGCTTCCTGGGGGTTTCGTCCAAAGTGTTTTGCGATATCGTGAAAATGCTCCGACTCAGACATGACAGAGAGCATACCCGCACTGATTGGAAGTTTTTCATTATCCACTACCAGGGACTTGAATTCCGGGTCAACTGCGATAGCTTCATCTATCTTGGCCCGAACCATTTCCTGAGAAGTGGATTGAATATCCGTTTGCGCTTTCTGCTGCTCTTGTTCATACCCTTTAACTCGTGTCGAGGCATCTTGTACCGCAATCTCTCTTGCAGACGTTTTTACCCTCCAGTCTAAAACTGCTTCCTGGAAATCGCTTTCATTCTCAAAAGAATCCTGCTTAGGTCTTTCGGCTTTGATAAGGTCCAGCTCTTTTTGTTGCGTGGTTAGTGCCTGTTTCTGGCTATCCGAAAAACGGGCTAACTCATCATACTTACTAGAAAGATCGTGATTCTTTTTAGTAAGTTCGTTAATACGCCTTTGTACCCCAGATGGGACTTTCTTATCGGCTTCTATTGAAGGTTCCGCTCCTTCTTTTGGATCGGTAGACGAGGGTTCCGCTCCCTCTGTTTGGTCGGTTTTATCAGTACCTTCTGAACCATCTGCAAATTCCTGGTACAAAACTTTCTTCTCAGGGATCGTACCGTCAGATCTCAGGACTCTTATGTTCCCATCCTCTGAGGTTTCAATCTCCCGAGCCTGTCCTGTGCCAATAACCTGCATGGTTGGTTTAGGCTGATTCGGCTTTGAATCCGGGTCATGTTTTTCAACACCTGCCAGAATCGCATCCGCGTCAAAAGTGGTTTTCATTACTGTTTGCTCCTTTCTCGTGCATTTTTCATGAGGCGCATAACAGTCTGCGCCGCCACCTGTTGAACTCGTTCATCATCCATTTTTTTGCTAGATTCAACCTGTAGCTGTAGCTTCTGAATCTCGAGCTTGGATTTCTCAAGCTCAAACTGATTCTTCTGTTGCTCTGCCTGTACCGCTGGATCGGGAGGGGGAGGAGGCCCAGCTTCGATACCTTCTGACTCTTTAATATCTGGGGGCAGAGCTTTTTCAAAACGAAGTCTCAATTGATCCGCGCCGTACCAGTCACTCATCCCGGCGAGAACATCCATAACCATTGGGAGGATATTCGGGTTGTGCCGGGTCAATTCAAGTATCTGGTCGAAACCTTCTTCTCTTCTAGTCTGATACCCTGGCCCTACTGCTACTTGCACATCGTACTCACCAACAGTCACATCACTAATAACCCGATCAACACCCTTTCCGGGGGTTACAGTATCATCAGGAACATTGATCGCGGCCTCTTGTGGCTGATCCATCTCATCTACAATCTGAATAATACGAAAGGTGTCATAGACTCCCCGGATTAGATCAACGATTACCCGGCCTTCGTGGATTAAAGCGTTGTTGAAATTGCCGAGAAAAGCATAGGCGTTATTAGCAATCTCTCTATTTCTCGCTCGAAGGGCCTTGCCGGATACCTCATTAGACTTCTGCCCTGTAGCTGCCTGAAAGACTCCGGTAGTAAAGTGCATGTCATTGACAGCACTCTGAGCTTCGTTGACCATACCTGAGGGGATTGTAGGCGGGGTCTCCCTTTTCGGTACATTGCCGTCTGGGTCACGTTGATAAGTAAGCCTCTGCCTTGGTTCAATGTTAGAGTTATCCCATTCCTCTTCGTGCCCCTCAAACATTTCTTTAGTACCTATGTATGGGGCTCTGGGACTTTGGCTCACATGCTCTACAGCAGAAGAGCGCATGTAGTTGTAAACCCGCTGGGAATCCTTACCATTTCTGACAATGCCCCGGCGGTAGATTACATCATCTACTACATCCTCTTTCCCGTAGACCCGGATGATGGGGATATACTTCCCCGGCCACTCTATAGGATCTCCAAGGATTTCACTTCCGCTCATATAAGCCATTTTTACCTGAGCAGCTTTAATAGTGCGGGTCTTCTTAATCCTCTTCCGTTCTCCCTTTGGAACTAACTTCTTCTCCATGACAGACCCGTTATCCATCTCGACAAGAGTTTTGTTCTTGTATTCTTTGTACCAATACTCAGCGACCCGGATGATCTCTTCTCCCCCAGAATTAAGGGCTGTGGAGGCTGAACCTATCGATACCGAAGACGGGGTATGCCCGGGGAATATCTCTTTAAACTTGGTGCGAGACATGTTCTGAGTAATGAAACAGAAGTTCATATCCCCGAGGTCAGCACCTACGGCATCGGGGTCTGAAAAGACTGATAAGGGGTTGAGTATTTTTTCATAGATGATTTCCTGGTCAAAAGATTCGGTATTCCTATATCGAGTCTTTACCCGGTAAAACCCCTGTCCACATTTGACGGCACACTCCAAAGCCCAGGTTCTCGCGGTCCTGCCGTTGCCCTTCTGTTCAATATGCCTGACAAGGCCCTGTAGAATGTTGGCTACTTCTACGTCATCTTCCCCGCCCCTTGGGATAATCTTTAACCCTGGGGGGTTTTGACGATATTCACCAACAATGGAATCGACAAGGGTTGAGAGGTAGTTCGCGGTGATGCAGGGTCTTCCCGCTTCAGTTCTTGCTGCCAGTACCTCAGAATCCCACTGATCGTTGTTGAGGAACCTCAGGTCATCGTGCATATCCTTGCGGTTATGCTCATCCCCGCTGATCGTATTTTCTAAACGGGAAATACCCTCTCTGAAGAGATCCCTTTTATGGGAGTCCTCCATCTTTTGCCGTTTAGCTTCCGGGTAGTCCTCAAGATTGAAGTGCTGTACTTCACCCCTTGAACCTGGAAATGTTTGAGAATTTTCTAATTTCATAGTATCTCAGGATCTTCTATATCCTCTTCACTGATTTTTGTAATTCTCTCTTCAACCCACTTCTGGGCCTCAGTACCTAGCTTCTTATGATCGATAAAGTCTTCAAGTGCTTTTTTAAAGGCTCTTTCTTTTTGGATAACAATCCCATATTCTCTGAGCTTGGCAAGGGCTCCCTCTAAAAGCAGGTTCAAATCCCTGAGTCTCTGCCGGGTCTTACGGTCTATAAGCACTTCCCCCACTCCAGTAATAATCACAGATACCAATTCCCCGATAACATTCACCGCGGCATCCTGGGTAACAATCCTTTTAATAGGCCGCTTGATTAGACCCCAAAGCTTTCTCAACCACCCCATTATTTCTCCCATTTCTTCTGGTAAGGCTTACCTAAAAGTATCTCAGCCTGACTCAAAGGCTTCTCTTCTTTAGGCTTCTTTAAATCGTCCGAGGTCACCTGCTGGCCTTGAGGGTTATCAGATATTTGTTTGGTACTCATTTGACAAACTTCACAATCAATCCCCCTACAGAAGCGCAAAGGGTCATTGTGGCCGCGGTCTTCGCAAAGACCCACGCCTTGCCTTCCTCTTTGCCAACCTTCTTGGCCTCGTTAACCTGGAAAATGTGCATTTCTGTAGTAAGCCGATCCACTGCATTAGCTAATTTATCGCCCACACTAATCATCCTTTCGAATTCCTTTTCAGTCCTATCCTTGTGATTGGTCAAACTAATGAGTAGGCCTTGAACTCGCTCCTTTAAAGTGGCAATACATTTTTCTGAATCCGCAACCTGTCTAACCAGGTTATCTATTCGTTTAGTC